TTGATAAGTGTAAACATAACGGAATTGCAATTGCAAGCGCGATGGACGAGGACAAATTTCCAAAAGAGGTAGCATACTATTTTAGAACTTACTACACACGTGACCAATGGATTGAAATTCAAGATACTTTTGTCCGTGCGTGGCTAGACGGATATGTGGTGGAGGAAGAACATGGCTGACACCGAATACGCCAAAGCAATTCAAACGAAAGCCACAGTTGCCAACCTGGAAATGAACGCGGCACCGGCAACTAGGCAACAGGCACAAATTGGTCAGGACTTTATTGCTGACATTGCGGAGTTGAGTGATCGCGAGAGTAAACAAAAAGCCGCCTACTAAGGCGACTAGTCACAGGACCACTCGAATGACCGTTGTAAGTATAACATATAAAAAGCGCTGCCAATGCTGACCGTGCTACAACTAATTCCGAATAAATTAATTATAGCATACGAAAGCGGAGGGGCGCATGATGGGCGAACAGCAAGTTATTTCAGATGAAATTTTTCCACCAATTGACCAAGAGAAAACAATTAAACAGGTGCGGCGGTTCTTGGATAAGAAGTTACCGCAAGCAGTTCGGGCGTCCGGCCATTCGGTCGCTGATTTAAAATCGCCTAGCATGGATGGCATGCCTAAGTCGGCCCCAGCTGGTAATTCGGCCGAGGATCGGATTACACGCCGCCTATATGCCGAACAGATTGTCCGACAGACTATTCAGGCCATGGCTCGCTGTGATCATGAGTGCCAGGAGATATTAGATCGGCTATATTTGCAAGGTTACAGCGACACGATGTGCTACATGGATATTGGCTACAGCAAGACGCAGTATTTTGACCGTTGGAAGCCATTGGCAATGCTACAGTTCGCGCAGAGCTATTACCTAGAAGATCTGAATGCTTATCAAAACCGAACTCAAACCGGACTTTAACCGAACTTTTTCCGAACTCAAGCCGGACTTCATAGCAATAAACTGGTGGTAAATTAGTATTATCGATAATTGGTTAGGGCGACAAATAAACGTTTTTCTGATAGCCCTAGCCGTTTTATGTGGCGGATTAAGGTAAATACGGTATTTATTATGCTGTATGTGGTTCGATTCCACATCGCTACTTTAGACGGGCACAGATGTACAGTTTGTATTGCCTCCTTGATTAAGTTGATATGATGGCCCGTCTATTAAGCAGATATGATCTAATTGGCAAGATGGCGGTCTCCAAAACCGTCTATGTTGGTTCAAACCCAGCTATCTGTGTAGCCGGCGGATTTATAAGGGGTGATGCGCTCCTCTCTGCCGCCGGCATTAGTCTTCGTATTTAACGTCGGCCGTTAAATGTGAGTATCGCTGTGGGCTAATTGGCAAGCCACAATGGGATGTAGGTTCGAGGCCTACCGGCGATATAGTTATGCAGCATGGTCACTCATGAGGGCTAAAACTGTATAACACGTGCTTGTGGCGGAATAGGTAGACGCACAGTTAGGTGTGAGTAACGGGTGTTGGTTGACAACCAGTACGTCCACACATCATGTAGGGTGCAAATCCCTACCAAGCACATTAAGCAAGTAAGTATGCAAGCGACAGTGCGTGAAATCATTTGAATCAACAATAACTCAGCTTACTTGCTTGCTGTTCAGTGTGGAAAACTGGACGGCACCTACATAAGACGCGCAATCAAACGGCCACCAAATTGCATGCGGAAACATGTGCGCTGTGGTATTGTATATAGGTACTGAAAGGGGGCTTTAGTTCCTTCAGGTATTCTCAGTAATCCTTCAAACTGCTCTCGCTTATTGGCGGGAGTTTTTTGACACATAAATTTAGGAGTGACGTCATGGCAGTAATGATTCACAGCAAGTATGGGTACGAGCCGCCAGAGTGGGTTCAGGCTGATGCCAGGCTAGATAAGTGGTACAAGGACAAGAAGCGTCGTGCAAATAAGCATGGCGCTTTTAGTTTGGAAAATAAAACTAAGCTGGTATATCAAGCTTTACAGGGCGATGGATTTAACTTGGAAAAGAAAGGAAATTGAGCAAATGGTACATCATTACATGACGAAATACGACGAAAATAAGCATTCTTACGTTGAATCATGGATTCAAATTAATTTATTTAAACGTTGCTATTGTTTGTCAAAACGAATTAAGCAATTGAGCTAGATTAATTCCAAACCCGTCGATTTCGACTGGTTTAAAAACGGAGGTAACAGAAAATGAACGATGATGTTGAATTTACAAGTAAATGCAAAGCCTTAGTACTGGACTACACTAATGAACATTTAGATGTAACCGATGGAAAACAAATCACTGTCGATGATGTCTTTATTGTTTGGGAAGTTAAAGCATTACAGAATAGTAAAGCGCTACTCAGCACGACCTTAAGTGATGGCATGTATTACGAGCTTACTTATAACGGTGATAAGGGTGAGATCTACCTAGACGCCTACAAAAAGTTTGAGCATCGATGCTACAAAATTTAGACTAATTAATTCCAATTAACGGAGGTGTGGTGGTATGTAATGGCTAAGTATGAAAAATGGTTAACTCCTGATGGACTTGTCCGAATTGGTGGCTGGGCTCGTGACGGTCTCACTGATGAGCAGATAGCGCATAACATGGGGATTAGTCGTTCGACGCTGAACGCATGGAAAAAAAGGTTTTCGGACATTTCGGACACCATAGGAAAAGGCAAGGATGTTGTAGACCGGCAAGTTGAGAATGCACTATTAAAGCGTGCTATGGGAACCACGACAACTGACAAGATGTATCGCATGGTTCATAAAGACGATGACGTACTTGATATGGAAAGACGACGTTTTAGCAATGCTTGGAAATTAAAGCACCCAGAGGCCTCTAAGAAAGAGATTGATGACGCTGCTATTGCGGGAGTGAAGGAATATAAACGCATTCAGCAGACTGAAAATGTTCATGAATTTCCACCTGACGTTAATGCAGCTATATTTTGGTTACGTAATCGTAAACCAAAAGCATACCGTGATCAAAGTTTCCAACAGCTTAATGAAGCACAAACTGATAAAGCGAAAGCTGAGGCACGTATTAGTAGTCATAAGGCTAATGAACTTGAAGGCGTTGGTCATGTAAATCCATTGCTTAAAGCTTTAGCCAAAGGAGCACAGCAGTTAGTACCTAAGGAGGAAGAAGACGATGCAAACACCACTAAGTAGTATTCAATATGGTAAGAAACAGGCAACGTTTATTTTTTCTCCATTCGACCATCTGTTTGATGTGAATGAAGGTTCAATTCGTGCTGGCAAGACGGCGGCAGATGATGCCCGGTTAGCGCTGTTTTATTTGGCAACAACGGATGAGAACCATTTAGTCAGCGCCTATAACCAGGAACTTGCTTATAACCTGTTTATCGAAGGTGATGGCATGGGACTAGCCTATATATTTGATGGTGCTAGTCATTTGAGACGTGATCGTGGTGGCGATCATTTAGCTTTAGACCTACCGAGTGGAAAAAAGAAGATTTACTTCAAGGGCGGGGCCAAGTCAAACAGTGCCAATGCTATCCGTGGTATGTCATTAGGCTCAGTTGCGTATTCTGAAATCAACTTGTTAAACCATGAATTCCTTGATGAAACCTTTCGGCGGACGGCCGCAGCTAAGTATCGCTATCATCTTGCTGATCTTAACCCACCGGCACCACAAGACCCAATTATTAAATTTTTTGATGAGCGCGATGCGCACTGGTTACATTGGCGTATGTCTGATAACCCAGTGATGACAACCAAGCGTCTGGCTGAGATGGAGACGCAGCTTAAGAAAAATCCATATCTGTACAAGCGTGATTGGTTAGGATTAAGAGTCATGCCACAGGGAATTATCTATGACCAGTTTGACCAAGACAGTATGACTAACCATACCTTAATTGGACAACCGGTTGAAATGTTTTTTACTGGTGATGCTGGTCAAGATGATGCCACAACAATGAGTTGCAATATTGTTACCCGCGTCCGTCAACCTGATGGGCGTTTTAAGTTTGTTCTAAACCGTGTTGCCAATTATTATCACAGTGGCACGGAGACGGGGCAAACAAAGGCAATGAGCACATATGCCACAGAATTAAGAAGATTTATTTTGTGGTGTGTTAACACATACCAACTGCACTACTCGATGGTGTTAGTGGATCCCGCTTCATTGGCATTACGACAAGAGCTAATTAAGGTTGGCGTTGAAGCTGGTAAGGCGGATAACAACGGGCATGATCACGTTGGTAACTCTAAAGGAATTGAAGTCGGCATTCAGCGGCAACAATCATTGATTGCAGATGGTCAGTTTGTCTTAGTTGATACGCCGGATAGTGGACTAGCAAATCAGAGCTATGATAATTATCACTTTGTTAAAGAACTTGGTATGTATGTACGTGATGAAACAACCGGTAAGCCGGTCGATGCTAATAACCATGCAATGGACGAGTGCCGGTACGCTGCTAATTACTTTACGAAGAAATACAAGGGAGGTTACTAGCCTTGTTTAACAGAATACATGATTGGATAAAGGGGGTGTTAGTCAAAATGGGACTAGCTGCTGAGTTGCAAAGTGTACCTGACCATAAGAAGATAATGGCGGATGATGACCAGTATGGATTGATTGCTAAGTGGTTTAGCATTTATCAGTCAACACCGGAATGGTTGAAAATACACAAAAAGTTACCCGACGATTCTTATTTAGATCGTCAGAAAATGTCATTAAACATGGGACAAGTTGCCGCCAAGAAGATGGCAAGTTTGGTATTCAATCAAAAGGCTGTTATTACTGTTAGCCCAAAGAACGCGAAGAATCCTGATGATCCTTCATCGCCAGATGATTATCAAACGATTGAGAATCAGTTCGTACAGCAAACCTTGAGGGACAATCATTTTTATAACAATTTTGAACGTTACTTAGAATATATGTTCGCGACTGGTGGCATTGTGATCCGGCTATATACCGATCGTGGTAAAGTTAAGATTCGATTTGCTACCGCTGATGCATTCTATCCAATCACGTCAGATGCTAATGGTGTAAGTGAAGCTGTCATTGCCTCCAAGTTCATGAGTGACAGTCATTACTATACGTTATTGGAATGGCATGAAGAAACAGGTACGGACTATGTCGTGACTAATGAAGTCTACAAGAGCACGACCAATAGCAATGATGACTTGGGTGTGAAAATTGATGATTGGAGTAACTTGCCGGATGCATTCAAAAACATGTCACCGCAGCCGACTAGATATTCCAAAAAGCTTTATTCACGGCCAACGTTTATCTATTTAAAGCCAAATTTAGCTAATAACTTGCACATTGACAGTCCATTGGGTATTCCTATCTACGCTAACGCTATAGACACATTGCGCCAGTTAGATGAAGCCTATGACTTGTTATTCCAAGAATTTGTCAAGGGAAAACGGCGTATTGCCGCACCAGCAAATCAATTGAAACGTGAAGTTGACCCACAAACCGGTAAAACACGGTATTATGTTGATTGGAGTGAAGATGTCTACATGGCATACAACACGACAATGAGTGGCGGTGATGGTGAGTCAGTGAAACCGACTGATATTACATTAGGACTGCGAAATGAAGCAATTGTGGCTGGCATCAATGATTTGTTGCATTTCTACTCTTCACAAATTGGTTTCAGCGCAGATATGTTTACGTTTGACAGCAAACAGGGTGTTATCACAGCGACAGCGGTAATCAGTGAGAATAGTGATACGTATCAATCCAAAAACAGTCATGAAACGTTGATTGGAGAAGCAATTGAACATATTTGCCAGATTATTGTGGAGCTGGCTAAAAATGATTCAGGCGTACAATATTCAGGTCAAACAGATATTGATATTTCTGTTAACTTTGATGATTCGATTGCCAAAGACCGAAATGATAATCTGGATTATTACATGAAAGCTAATGGCAATCACCCCGTCATGACACAACTAGAAGCAATCAAGCGCGCCAATGGAATTACTGATGTTGAGGCTCAACAGGTTCTTGACCAAATCAATGCAGAAACAGCAAATGCTGAAGGTGCAATTGAAGATGTTGTCGGTGGTAACGGTAAAGATGGTGAGGGTAATGCTTAAACCATGGGATTTATCGGGTTATTCGGATGAAGATGCTAACAACTATGCTAATGTTGAAGATTTGATTTGGTCTTTCATTATCAACCTGATAGGAAATGAAGCATCTAAACATGATGATACCGATAATGAATGGATAAACGAATTACTTAATCATGCAGATGATGTTAGGCAATATGCTGCTAAAATAACTGTCTCGCCTACACAGCATGCGTCTAAACAATTGCACACAAGACTTAGTACAATTAGTCAAGATAATGTCAAACAAGCTGAAAAGTGGCTTAAAAAGGTTACTGGAAAGCAAGTGGATTCGATCAAGGATTCGCAACAGTTTAAGCAAGTTGTTGATGACCAGTTAACAGAGACGGATAATTATCTGAACCTTGCTAGACGTAATATGAGCGCAAATGCGTATCAGATGTTTAGGGGAATTGTTGGTGATGCAAAGCGGTCAATCAGCAGTGGTACAACTGCCATCAAAGCAATGGCTAAAGCTAGTGAGCAATGGGCAGAACAAGGTGTACCCGCACTCGTTGATAAGGCTGGTCGAAAATGGTCACCAGATGTCTATGTGCGGACAGTGGTTAACTCAAGTATTAATAGTGCTACGAATGATACAGAGTTACTTAGGTATCGCCAGTATGGTTCGTTAATTAAAGTTAGTTCACATATTGGTTGTCGGCCAAGCCACTTGCAGTATCAAGACCATGTCTACTCATTGGACGGTAATACAGACAAGTATCCAGATTTCGAATCAACAACGGGATACGGTACGATTACCGGCATTGGGGGAATTAATTGTCGACATTATACGATTCCATATATTGAAGGCCACGGTTCAATGCCAGTGTCACAGCAGCCAGATGATGAGAACGCAACCCGATATCAATTAGAACAAACTCAACGTCGCCTTGAACGTGGGGTGCGAAAAGCTAAGCGTAAACTGATAGCAGCTAAAAAGTTTGGCGATCAAAGTGATATTACGGCTGCACAAGAATTAGTGAGCCGTCGTCAGTCAGTTACTCGTCAGTTTGTTAACAAGCATGGGCTAGTACGTCAATACAATCGAGAAAAACAGTAGTGCCCTTAGCATGGCGTTAAAAGGCTTATTTTTTATACCTTAATTTAGAGAGGAGTAATAAATATGGCAGAAGATAATCCAGTTCCAACACCTGAACCAGTGCCGGTTACTGATCCAGTACCGACTCCTACGCCAATTGATACTAAACAGGTAGCCACAGAAGCGCGTGCCGAATTATTAAAGTCACTTGGGTTCGATAACGAGGATGACTTGAAAGGTGTCGTCGAACAACATAATAAAGATGTGGCGGCTAATCAGAGTGCATTGGAGGCTAAATCTGGTGAGTTAGACAAGGCTACCAGTAAACTTGCAAAAGAAACTAGTCGTGCTGACACTGCAGAAGCTCAAGTAGCTGCTCTTAAACAAGGAGTTGATGCTGATCATTTGAGTGACGCGTTGGCGCTCGCTAAGGCCGACTTAGCAAGTAAAGCTAATGGTGTGAAAACAATCGATGAAGCTTTAACTGGTGTCTTAGAGCGTAACCCAGCATTTAAGGGTGCAGAAACAGTGCAAGGAACAGCCGTTGCTGGTCAAAACCTTAGTGGTGGCCAAGGTAACGTTGCAGTGCCAGATTTGTCAAAGATTAGCTACGGTGAAGCTGCAAAGCTGAAACTTGAGCACCCGGATGTATACAAGCAAGCTGTTACAAAACTAACAAATAATTAGGAGGAAATAACACATGGCAGATGAAACAACTGTATTAGATAACCTGATTGATCCACAAGTTATGACTGCGATGATTAGTGCTAAATTACCTAAGGCAATTCGGTTTAGTGCTATTGCACCTGTTGACACCACACTTGAAGGTCGACCAGGTACTGATGTAACTGTACCTCGATACAAGTATATCGGAGATGCGACGGATGTCGATGAAGGTGGCGCTATTGATTATGCCAGTCTTTCAACAGATACCGACATGTTCACGATTAAGAAAGCAGGTAAAGGTGTCAAGATTACTGACGAAGCCGCTCTATCCGGATACGGGGATCCAGTAGGCGAAGGTCAGCGACAAATTACGATGGCAATCGCATCTAAGATTGACAATGATATCTTGGCTACTGCAATGAAATCACGGCTTACGTTAAGCACTGGCGTTGATGTTACGTCATTGGATATGGTCGATGCAATTGAAGCTGCATTTAATGATGATACGAGTGAGTACGCGGTAGAAGATGATTCACCGACCACGGGCGTATTGTTTATGAACCCTAAAGATATCAATAAACTACGTAAGGCTGCCGCTGAGAACTGGACGCGAGCAACTGATTTAGGTGACAACATCTTGATTAATGGCACATTTGGTGAGTTACTTGGATGGCAAATTGTACGGTCACGTAAAATCAAAGAAGGCTCCGCCTTGGCAGTTAAGCCGGGTGCAATGCGTACTTACATGAAGCGAAATGTTCTCTCTGAAAAGGGTCGCGATATGGATCATAAGATCACTAAGTTTAATGCCGATGAACATTATGGTGTTGCAATCTATGATGACACTAAGTTGTTAGTCATTAATCCATTTGATGTCGAAGGTGGTACTGTTATTAACCAAAACGTAACCAGTACTAAGGATGCTACGGTTAAAAAGTCCAATAAGGGTAAAGCTGTGGCATCTGATACGCCGTCAAAATAATGTCGCCGTCTAATGTCAAAGCAATGCCTACTAATGACGGTGCGAAGATCACAGCAAAGTAGGCAATTAAATTTAGGAGGAATGTAGAATGGCTAAAGTGTTGAATGTTTATAAAAAAGGCAACGAAGCGGCAATTGCAACTGGTGATGCAACCAGTGTGGCAATTACTGGCTTAGCAGCTGGCACAGTTGTCGCTACTGGTGACTATCAGGTTGCCTATGTGGACGGTAGCCAAGCGAGTGACAAGGTAGATGTTCCGGGATTTACGGTTCTTGCCGCCAATCCTGCTAATCCACAAGATGTTAAAGCTGTAGCAACCACTGATGGTGCCAGTGTAACTGCTAGTTAGAGGTGATTAGATGCCGATAGTAGATCAAGATTTTTACACTTATGTTTATTTTGGTGAGACGGTACCAGCAAATGTTGAGTTTGAACGTTTGGAAATACGGGCCGAAGAGATAGTCAATCAATACGCAAATTATTATTTCGATTCGCATAATCTTGATGATTTGCCACTTGACGCTGACCGAATTAATGTGAAGAAGGCTGTCTGCGCTCAGATTGAATGGTTTATTGATTCTGGTGGGGTTGAAGAACTAGCTAACGCTAAACAATCGGCTAAAGGGATTAGTCATGTAACGATAGGCAAATTTAGTTATGAGAAGTCATCACCCGCGACACTGCCACGTAGTACGGCACAGCGCTCCAATGCGGCAATCAACTACTTACGACCAACTGGCCTATTGTATCGTGGGGTGCACTAAATGGATGATATTATTGATCCAATTCCCATTGAGTTGTTAGATGATGCTATCAAAGTGACACCCTGCGACGCTAATAAAGCTAAACAGGATTCATGGACTACCAGCTCAGATAGCGATGGATCTGATGACTACACGATTAGACATGTACGAGTTGAACCTGCAACTTCGGTGTCAGTGCAATCTGTTGGTGGCGATGCTAGTGTACAGGTCGTTACTGGGGCTTATACACTAATTGTGGATTCAACTAACTCGACGCCACTAGATAGGTTGCCCAAGCTTAACGACAAAGTTGAAATACAAAGTACCCACCAATCGTTAATCGTGAAGAGTCTTGATCCTATTTATGATTTTGGCACGCATGTTCATCATTGGGAAGGGGTGCTGCAATGACTAACAAAGTAGACTTGTCACCATTAGTTACACGTTTGAATAATCTTAATGTGCTGACAAACCGACTAGCAGATGTGATTGTGCGTGATTCTGACCAATATGTGCCATTTCTAAATGGTTATTTAGCTGGCCATGTATCGAGAATTCAAACCGGTACTGGCGTTACTATTGTTTGGACAGAGCCGTATGCGGCCTATATGTATGGTGGTAAAGTCATGGTGAAAGCACCGGATACAATGGGTCAGCGGAGAGGCTATCACAAAGTAGTGACGAGTCGGCCTTTGAATTATAACCACACTAAGCATGCGTTAGCGCAAAAAGGTTGGGTTGATAAAGCCTATTTGGTTAATGGTCACAATTGGGCAGCACTCGTGGCACACGGATTGGGGGCGACGTAGTGAGTCAAGTTGACCTTGATTTGGATGTTCGGGTTGCTGATTACATCAGTGCTAACGTTAAGCTGTTTGATACTTTAACGCTGGGTAACGATTATGCTCCTGGAATGTCACTGAGTTATACATTGCAACCCGCTGGACCGGCAACGCGATATTATGACGGTCGCCGCCGCCGTAGTTTTGCATTTGCAATCACTGCTAAACATCCACACGGAATTGTTTGTATTAACACTCTCAGTGCCATTATGGACATCATGGAGAATGCAACGCCGATATCAATCAAAAGTGAGAATGGAAGTTTCAAATTCATAAGCGCTAAGATGACAACCTCACCGGAGTTTCTAGCCACTGTTCAGGATGACGATGGTCAAGATGCTCAAAAGTATGGTGTCTATCAAGGCGCTTTTAGTGTACAAGTAATTATTTAATTTAGGAGGAATGCAAAATGGCTGATGCAACAACACCAACAGCTGACCCGAACGACAGAAACGTCCAGGGGTCAATTCAAGAAAACTATTTAGATGAATATTGGGTAGGAAAAACTGCGGCAGATAAGACGATCAACTGGTTATATTTAGGTGATGGTATTACGACTGTAACGCCTAAATATACTGATAAGAAGAAGTCTGCTGCCTACTACAATGGTGGTGGCCAAGAACGACAAACAGTTACTGGGGTAACGTCATCGTATGATATTTCTGGTGATCGTTCAATTGGGAACCCGGCCCAAGATGATATTGCCGACATGAAGCAAAAGACTGGTGGCTTACGTGAACGGATGTTCCGTAAAGTCCAATGGGTACAAGAAGAAGATGGTTCATTAACACCTAATGCGATTGAATCAGGTATGGGAACATTCTCTGACATTGATGATGGTGGTGGCGCTGCGGACGATAACGGTAGCTTCAAGGTAACGATGACGTACAACGCTACTCCCGCAGTAATCAAGGCAAGTGACCCGGCTGCTATGACAACAGCGTTGAAAGATACACCTTGTCAGAACGCTATTATTTTGGGCGTTAAAGCTAATTCGTTAGCTGGCAGTGGTGATACGCCGTCAAAATAACAGCGCCATCGGGTGTTCAATCTTTACCTACAAACGATGGCGCAATTATAAAGAGTATGTAGGCAAGTGACGGAGCGATCCGTCATACATAGCATTAAAAATATTAGGAGGTACCAGCATGAGTGATGTAATTAAATTAGAGGTTCCTAGTGACAGTATGACTTTTGAAATTGGTGATAAGAGTTACACGGTGAGCTTTGCAGATAAATCATTTGCTGTTTTTACAGATCAATATAATGATATTAAAATGGCTGAGGTGAAATTACAGCAGGAGTTACATCATCGATCAGTTGAGTTAACTGATAAAGAAGCTCAATTGGAAAAAGATATGATTAATGAACCAATGACGGCGTTAGATCATAAGAAACAAATCCTACAACGACGCTATTTACGAATGTACGATGATATTCAGAACAAATATAAGCTTGAAGCTAAGGAACGCTTTTATCAATTACTTGATGGCATGTTTGGCAAAAATTCTGGCAAGGAACTATACCATACTTGCAATGATTCCATGGTGGTATTTGCTAAGGTTGTCGCTCAAATCATGATTAACGTAGAACAACATACGGATATTTCTGATTATCGTGACAAATACCTAAAATCCATTACAGAATTGCGGAAGAATGAACAATGAGCTTTACCGAGATAAACACTAGCAGCATCGTATTTCGGAAACATCGGTATCGTTTAGACCTTTCATTTCGCATGGTGTTGCTCTATTTTAAAGCGATTCGGGATGAAGGCCTCACTATATCAGAGCGTGTAGAAGTCAGCTTAAAAGCGCTGGTATTGGACGATACGAGCAAGCTACGTTTTGAGGACAAGGGTCAGTTACTGTCTGAAATATTTAATACAAAAATTAATAATGACCGCGATCGAATTCGAACCAAGGTGCTCAAGTCTGGTAAGCGGTCTTTTGATTTTGATGAAGACGAATCGTTAATCAAGGCTGGGTTCCAACAACAATATGGTATCGATTTAGACCGAGATAGTCTCAGTTGGGAACGGTTTACCACTATGTTGGATGGTCTTAATGAAGATACGCAATTTAAAAAAGTTGTCAGATTTCGACTGACCAAGGTTAGTGATGATATGGATGCTGATACGCAAACTTATTTAAAGCAAATGAAGCTGATTTATGGATTAAAGCAAGCCCACACCGATGGTGATGGCAAGCTGACACCAGATGAACTATCTATCGAGCTGGCTAATTTAGATATGCCGCATAAAGCGTTACGGATGAAAGAGCTACGGGAGCAAGGGAAAATATAGAAAGGATGTGTGTAGATGGCTGATATTGCTGGTAGTGTCAAGATTAACGTGGACTTAATCGCTAAAGAGGCGCTTGCACAAGCCGAAGTTCTTAAGCGAACATTTAAAGACGTGGATGTTAGCCCGAAAGCAGCTGCCAACTTAAAAGTGTTGAATCAAGGGTTAGAGACAACTGCAGCCAGCTATAGTAAGCTATCAGCTGCTCAAGAACAAGCAGGGCTGCACATGTCTTCTCAAGTTTCTAAGTTGAACTCTTATAAAGCACAGTTGCAAGCTAACCGACAAGAGATGACAGCAACAGCTGGTGAAATTGGGCGTCTGTCACGAGCAGAAGGTGATAATTCTGCTCAAGTAGTAGCGGCTAAAAGCAAATATGCTGCCCTTGAACGTGAACAGCAAGCTCTGGTTTTGTCAGCAGGCAAGTTGCAAAAAGGTGTTGGTGCATTAACACCTGAAATGGCTGCCACAGCTGACAAAGCCATGATAATGGGTACTAAGATACAAAATGCTGGTGAAAAGATTAGCTCTCTCGGAAGTAAGGCCACTATTGGTTTTACAGTACCTATTGTTACAGCGCTAGGTGTAGCAACTAAAGCCGCTTCCGATTATCAGTATCAATTAGCTGATATCCGTAAGGAAGTTGTTGCGCAAGGATACTCTGCGAACCAAACAAGTTCAATTATGAAGAATCTATCTTCAGACACATTAAAATGGTCCAAAGAGTTTGGTGTTGGTACCAAAGAAATCAATGATGGTATGTTTGAATTGGTTTCTAATGGTTACAATGTCAAACAAGCCATGGGAATGATGCCAGAGTTGTTAAAGACTATGACAGCTAATTCTGATCAGTCTGGGGAGTCTATTAAACTGACTGCTTCTATGCTTGAGCAGTTTGGTCAGAACTTGGGTTCAAACAGTACTGTAATCAAGAATGGTAACAGCCTGATGAATCAGATGACCGAAGCCACCCATAAGTCAGCCATGTCATTAGATGATTTGAAAGAAATTAGTGGTAATGCCGGTGCTGCAATGCACGCCATGGGCGTTAAAACATATGAATTTATGGCAATTGCAGGGCGCTTAAAATCTGCTGGTATTGACGCTAGCTCTGTTGGTACAGGGCTGTCATCATTGATGACGCGAGTTGGAACAGGGACAGGTCAAGCAGCTAAGGATTTAAAGAAATACAATATTCAAGTATTCGATAGCAAAGGCAAAATGAAAGACGTCTTTGATATTCTTGGACAAATGCAGGGTGCCTACCAGAAGATGAATGATAAGCAGCGCCAGTCATTTATGTATAACGTTGTTGGTCAAGAAAATATGAAGGTTGGTATGACCTTGATGGACGCTAATCTTGACCGGTACAAATCGTTATCTAATGAGATCGAACACAGCAATGGAACCGTTGATAAATACAACAAAACAATGCGTAACACGAGTCAGTTCACTATGGCCCAATTTAAATCTAGTTTAAACGCTTTAGAGATTGAATTTGGGCAGAAGTTCCTACCAACTCTCACGCCCATTATTCGTGAGTTAAAGAATATGCTAGACCGTTTTAGCGACTTAGATCCGGCAACGCAGAAACTAATTCTTAATACAGGCTTAGCTGTTGCAGCTGGTGGTCCATTGATTAGCATGTTTGGAAAATTGACCTCTAGTGTAGGGCTACTAACTAGTGGATCTATGAAACTATTGGTTGGTGCTGCTAAACTATCACCGTTATTTGGCACTTTAGTTAAAGATGGCGGTGCGGCCAGTACTGTCATTGCTGGCCTTAGTGGTGGCGCAGAAACAGGTTCAGCATCCTTGTTAGGTTTAGGTGGGTCAGCATTAGGTACAGTTTCAGGATTGGGCGCATTGGCTGCGGCTGCCGCCCCGGTCGTGTTAGGTGTAGCAGCTGTGGGGACAGCAACTTATTTTGCGATTAAAGCCGGCAAGGAGCATAGTGACCAGTTGAAGCGCCAACGTGCTTCGATGGACGAATATGGTGCCAATATTAGTAAAAACTCGCAAAAAGCAATTGGCTCGTTTAATGAACTACATCAAAAAGCCAAGAATGATATGGCACTATTGGACACTGCGGTAGGTAAACAGTCTAAACAATTATCTAGCGATGTGGTTACTAAATACAGTAAGATGGCTGATTTGGTTGAACAACAGTTTTCCAAGACTAAAAAGGCTGGGATGGACGCACTATCCGACTTATCTAGAAGCTTTGGAAGTGCTGGTAATAGCTGGGTAACGCAAGTCGAAAAGGGTGTTGATAAGCGGGCTGATGGGCAAACTATAAAGCTTGAAAAAGCTAAAAAAACGATGGAGAGCATTTTAAAGTCAGTTGACGGTGACTTCTCTAAGTTGTCTACTACTCAGAAGGCCAAGCTAAACGAGGCTGAAGCTTACATTGACTCGCAAGTCTCTGCCTTTGGTATGGCTTATAAAGACCAGCAAGCGTTATATAAAGCTTATGTGCAACAACATGGCACTATCACGGATGGCATGTATAAGGCGGACGTAAAGTCAGCAGATTCGGCATATTCCAAGACTTATGGCAAGGCAAGTGATAGTTATAAGAAGAGTCTGTCTGAGCTGAAATCGCTAAGAAAAAATGACCAAATTAGCAAAGACCAATACGACCAAGCGCTTGCCATGCTTGACGCTAAGCGTAACAAGCAACAAACTCAAGCTTCGTTGGAATACATCAAAACTGAAAAGGCGGCTGGCGATGCGTATAACAACAATGGTCGTGAAAGCTTGCGTACTAAGCAAACGCTTGATGATGAATACACGAAAACGATTACCGATGAGAATGGCAAAAAGGAAAAACTTTATTGGGACGATGTCAGCAACAGCGAAGAATCTGCAGCTAAGTGGATTGCGGACCATAAGAAAGACAATCAGAAGTACATTGATGATCAAGTCAACGCGCATGGCACAATTCAGAAGAATATGGCTAAGTTCCAGAAGTCTCAGGAAAAAGCCTATGAGGCAATGGGGATGTCCGACTCTACTGCTGCTGCACAAGCAAAGGTGGATGCCGATAATATGCTGGCGGAGACAACAAAAGCAGGTGCTAAATTGGCCGCAAGTGCTGAAAAAACGCATGATAATTATGTTAAATCTTTGAATAAAGGCACTTTGGGAAGCCCAGCCAATGTTGCTAAGCAATGGGGACTTGATCTTTCTGATAGCGCTGCAAACATTTCTCTTGGTAAATACGGATATAAAACTGCACAACAGTTCTGGACTGATGTCAAATCTGGTAGCAAACAGGGTTATGAAGAAGCACAAGTATATTTCAATTCAATTCTAACTGGCTTCAAGGATGACGGCAAAAAGAATATCAGTGATTTAACCGATTCTGAACAGGAAGAACTTCGATCAGGTCTTTCAACGGGAATCTTATCTTTGAAAGATTTAGCTCCTGTTTTTGGTAATACGATTACTGGCCTTTTCCCGAAAGACTTGTCCAAGCTGAGCGGAAAAGAAATTGATACCCTTAAACAAGGGTTAACCGATGGAGCCGTGACTATTTCAGATTTGAAACAACAATTTGGAGACAATATTACCGGTTTGTTTCCTAAGGATCTATCAAAGCTCGGAAAAACTGATATAGCAACTTTAAAAGAAGGACTCAAAAGTGGTGATATCACTGACGCTCAATTGAAAAGCCGCTATGACAAACAATATGCTGCTATTTTTAAGCAAGATTTATCTAAATTGGGCAAGAGCAATATCCAAACGCTCAAGTTAGGTTTGGATTTAGGTATCATTACCAAGAGTGATTTAAAGACACACTATGGTAAAGCAATTTCTAATATTTTTGATCATAACTTGAAAAAGATTGGGCAAAAAGATATTGATACTTTAGCAACTGGTATTGATTTGGGAATTCCTGGTGCTAAATCTGCATTGAATAAGCTAAAGTCGGCAGTAAAGAGTGGAGCTAAAATCAATATCACTGGTGAAGGGTCATGGACCATGGATACCCTTAACAAGGCTTATGCTGATAAAAAAATTTCAACTGAAAACTACTTGAAAGTATTAGCAGCGATGGTTAAGGGGAAGACTAATATTGATATTGGTGAAAGCGGCCGTAAGACCATGGATAGTTATAACGATGGTATCAACGGTGAGAAAAAGGTGCCCATTAATTCAGTTACGGGGACTGCTCAAACCATCAAAGATGTTATGACTTTGGGGCAAAAAGCTGTTGGTGCTGGCCACGATACAATGGAATCATTCAATCAAGGCCTAGTCGATAAAGCTGCCGACCCCCTGAAGTCTGCTGGCGGAGTTGGAAAGGGTGTTGCTCATAACCTTGATCAAGGTGGAGCTAGTGTTAATGCATTGTCTAAAGCTGTTGGTGGCAAGAGTTCTTACACAGCAACTGAAAACAAGTTAAGCATAACGACAGGGATACCACATAAAACCGGTACCAATGGCAAAATCACCAGCCCTGAAACCGCGATAGTTGGTGATGGTTATAAGCCAGAATTGATTGATTACGGTAATGGATCATTAGGACTGTCACCGGCTGTTCCAACTGTGACCCACTTGCCTGTCGGTGCTCAAGTCTTTTCAGGTGAGGATACTGAAAAAGCGGCACCATTCCTTAAAATGATGGGGTTACCGATGTTTGCGACTGGTTCTGGTGGCAACATCGTTGATTGGATCAAGAATCTATTTGGTGATGCTATGAAATTCATGGAGCACCCGATTAAGAACTGGGAAAAATTAATAGATTCTAGTTTCAACATGAACCTGTTTCCAGGTGGATCACAAAGTCATTTCGGGCCAGATACAAAATCATGGGAAAAGAAACAAACCAATTGGCTAAAGAAACTAGCCATTGAGGGTGCTGGTAATCCTGGTGGTGCTGGCGTAACGCGGTGGATTCCGTATATCAAACGAGCCGCCGCTGCTATGCACGTATCGATGCCTGAAGATGGCGTTAAGAAAATCCTTAATACCATCAATCACGAGTCCGGTGGTAATCCAACAGTATTTCAACATGGCTATGTGGATGTCAATACTGGTGTTGACCCTGCTCAAGGGTTGCTTCAATTTATTGGACAAACATTCCGGTATTACGCGGTTAAAGGCCACGGGAACCGTGCGAATGGTTATGACCAACTATTGGCGTTATTTAACGATTCAAACTGGTACAACGATTTGATGTGGAATCGTGGTTGGGCGCCCAGCGGTCATCGTCGTTTTGACAAGGGCGGTGAGTCCTATGAGAAACAGTTGGCCTGGGTATCTGAGCATAATCAACGTGAAATTCATATTCCGGATGATCAGTCCAATTACAGCAAGTATTTAACGGAACAAGCTGTCAAGATGTCATTTGGTCAGCAGGCTTTTGTCGCAACGAGTGCAGAGCAAGCTGCTGGATTAAAGAGTACCATTCCTGTAGACGTTCCTAAGAATGGTGGGCCTGTCGCGGTCAGTGGTGCAGCGGCTAACGGAACTGGTGAGGTACTAGGCGTGGTCAAGTCATTAGTGGACGCAATTACTAGCAAGACAGTTAACATCACTGCCAAACTAGATAACGGCGTCCTTTTTAATGCCCAATATCCGTTAATCAAGCTGGCTCTAGGACAAGATGTTGTCATTGACCGAGCGAGAGGAGGTAAATAGATGGAGTTAGATATTCAAGTGATTCAACAGGATGGCAGTAACTACTGGCTATCTGATTTGGGTATTCAAGTAGAAAAGTTTTCACCACCTGCACCAACATTCACTCGAACCTACACGCCAGTTGGTAAGTACAATGTAGCTTCATCTGAAACACACACGAGCGAACGCAAGATACCGCTAGTTTTTGACGTTAAAACAATTGACTCAGTTGACCAAGAACTAATGCGGTTGAAGCTGTTTGACTTATTCCGCGGCTACGAGGACTTTTATGTCGTTAGCAGTGTTATTCCGTCAATTCGTTGGCCGGTTCACGCAGATGATGGGTTTAATATAGAACCTTATGAGGCATCACCCATTATGACGGAGGATATCACAGTTAACCTAGTTGTTACTGGTGGATTTGGCGAGACAATTAACACCACTGCCAACATGAAGAATAACATTCCATTAGGATTTGATATTCCATTTGCATGTTTGCCACCGTATCGTTTCACCAATCAAAGTGACGTCAAGGTGTTTGTTGGTGGCTCAATTCCGTTGCTGGCTGATGGCAAGACGGCCACATTAACCTTCCATGGAGATGTGGCTAGTCAATTATCGATTACTAACAAAACTACGGGACAAGTGTTTCAGTTAAATCAAGCGTTGAAGAAATCCCAGACTCTAATTTTATATGGCATGGTTCCAGTTGTGGATGGTGTGAATGTCTACAGCAAGGGGAATCATGCCTATTTAGATTATGTCAAAGGGATTAATGAATTACTAGTGGCGGGCGCAACGAATTATGATTTGGAGTTTGATACACGCTATTACGTTTAGGAGGTGTGAAAGTGTTTTATTTACGTGATGTAACAGGTAACGAACTACCAGTTATCCCAATTTCAGCACAATTGACTGAAACTGTGAATCAGGTGGCGCAGTTGGAATTAACATTTATTAACACGGGTACGAATGCGTCTGCTGTGGGTATGTTGCAACCACGCACTCTCTTGCTGGATTCCGATAGTGGCGAAGCTTATCGTATTCAGACCATGAATGGATCTAACATCGGTGGGAGTCGTAACGTCAAGGCAACGTTTCTAGGTTCTGTGCACGATTTAAACGACCATTACGTTGAGAAGAGTATAAAGGGATCCCAGTCGCTCGATAGCTGCATGCAGCTAATTACTGAAGGCACTGGTTTTACGTATACGATTCATGATGATTTCAATCATTATGATTTTTCTGAAGATTTTGGTACTGGCTTAGCATTTGATTTATTCTTAAACACTTTGATGTCAGACTTCAATTTCGAATGGACTAGTACGGGCAAGCACATTGATATTTATAAACAAGTCGGTAAGCGTGATGCTTTCGTTTGGTTAGATGGATTAAATCTTAGCTCGTTGACAGATGAGAGTGATTACACAACGATTGCAACTCATATTAAAGGTACAGGTAAGTTAGACGACAAGGAAAAGCCATTGGCTACTGCTGAGTACACGAGTCCTAACGCAACAACGTGGGGTGTAATTGATGCAGAGCCAATTTCTGATGAGCGGTTTACAAACAGTGATTCATTACTGGCATATTTGAAATCGAAATTACAAGATGTGCCGTTGATTCAGCGAACTGCGACATTGAATGATTTCAAGACTAACTCGGTACCTGGAATGATTAATAACAGTGAGGTTGGAAATTACGGCTATATTCGGGATCGTAATGGTGTGGATGTTGAAACTCGAATCAGTGAAACCGTGATTGATTTGGTTAATCCAGCGACGACAAGCGTGACATTTGGCAATATGACCAAAAGCTTTACACAAATCACCGCAGGATTGCAGACTGCTCATAGTGATTCTGGTAAGCAGATCGCACAACTAAAGGCCGGACTTGATGCTGTATACGGCAATGATTTGATTACTGATGCGAATACACTTGACAGACTTAATGCGTTGGGTGGTGCCGTGAATGGATAAAATGACGGTGCAACAGGCTATTGATATTCTTTCAATGCAATTTCCAATTAGCTGGGAGAAGATTGCCAATAAACCAGAGTTAGTGACTAGTGATGACTTGGACCAGCGACTAAGTTTAATTGGGCAGTTGACCTCACCAGATGGTACTGCATGGGTACCTAGCATTGATAATGATGGGAAAGTCATTTGGCGAAAAGTAGAAAAGGGGGAAAAAGATGACAGCACAACTAGCAACAAATGAATTGTCGGCTGTAAATGATGAATCGTTTCGTAAAGTATTAATTTCAAATTTTGAAATACTTCAACAATATCTAAATAAATTTGATGAACTTGCCGATGAAGTAAACTCCGATCAATCACGTCGAAGTGCTGACTTAAATAAAAAGCTTACCGACATGCAACAACAAATAAATGATAGAATTAATCGGATCACAATGGGTACTGACGAAGATACAATTCGTTTAGTTGTTACGGCTATTCTACAAGAGCAGGGAGTGATTAAGTAGTGCAAAGTTTAACTTATGTAATTGGTAATGATAAACGTAATTTGGTCGATGACATTCAGAATTTCAAGATTGATTTTGAGGATTCCAATTTAAACTGGGTTCAGGCCCGACAATATGAAGACGGGATGCGACAAGTTTTTGTCACTATTAAGAATGAAGACAGCACGCCATTTGACTTAACCGGCTGCAATTATTGGTTTGAAGGCATCTTACCAGATGGCGTCCACAAAATTTTAGATGCCAAACATGGTGTGGCAATTGATCCGGTTAACGGCCAATTCCGCTTTGACATGCCGAAACAAGCGTTTGCCGTAGCGGGTAGCTATGTACAGGCATTCTTCCGAATTGTCCGAGACGGTAATTCGGTCACCACTCTGGAGTTTGATTTGGAAGTGTTGGCCGACAAGGTGATTTCGGGGTTGGTGCCAAGCGACTACATTACGCCGTTTGAAGATTTATATGCTCAGCTTCAAAAGA